TATTAATTCACCTTTCTTCATTGGTAGCATGAATGTTGCACTGTTGAAGGTATTATATTGTTCTGTCTGTAATGATACATCTCTTTGAGATCTACTTCTAAACTGAATAGGTGGCATTTGTTCGTGGATTTGAGGATACCATACACCACTGATCATACTATTTGGATGCACATGCTCATGATGTGATTCTCCTTTCTTACTCTTATTCAACCATGACTGTGTGATGACCAACTTATCAGTAGAGGCATAGATCTTGGTTACAAACTCATGTAACTTCGCTTCAATAAATGCTCTGATGTTTGATAACTCTGGTCTATCAAGCACAAATGTATCTTCTGATTGTCTATTATAATGTACCTTCTGCCCTGCATCACCACCTTGATTCTCCTTTCTACACTCTTGATTATTAATCCACTCTAATTCCTTTGTATAATCAACTGGGTAAGGGCAAATCAATACTGGTGTAGGAAATAACTGCATCAACTCATCACCACTCTGGGTCTTTTGAGTGGGGTATCCCATTGATGCTGGTTGTACCTTCTTCTCTTCAGGTATTTTATCAGGTGAATAAAACCCTTGTGCATTATTCTGTTGAGGTGGAGGAGTTTGAAACCCTTGTGGTTTTGGTTGTTGCTTAACTCCTGTCAAATCACTAAAGTCTATTGCTGCTGTCATGTGATAGATTTATCTGTATCAATTATATATCACTTTTTCGTATAATGCAACATTTGTACCTTTGTGCCACTCTACAAAGAGACCACCAAATTACCTTGGGTGTGGTAGATGGGTTATACTATATTCATAACAAACATAAAACATGAGTAAAGAAATGACAAGCAAGGAGAAATTACTCTTTATTGCTTCATTCATTTGGGCAATGCACTGGGGTGTTCGGGTTGCCTTTGCAACTATCACCACACTTGAATTGAGGTTCTTCTAATGCTTTATCTTACTCATTCTGGATACAATTATAGTAAAAGAAGGTGTAATAGCATTGTAAGTTGGTTCGTGGATAAGTATCTTCCCAACCATAAGGTTTCTATAAATGTTGACCACAAAGGATTACTTCGTGAATCCGTATTTGGTTGGGCATGGGTAGTTCCACCTGATCACAGACCTCGTGAATTTGAGATAGAGATTCACAACCGTATAAGTCCAGCACTCTATACAGAAACTCTTTTACATGAGTTGTGGCACGTTTATCAGCACGTTACAGGTCAACTCAAGGACAAGTATAATAAGAGGTATTGGAAAGGCATAGACCACTCTGAAACTCTTTACCATGATCAACCTTGGGAAGTAGAAGCACTTAAGATGGAGAAGATTCTTGTTAGGGAATATACTCAATCCCTACTTGATGCCTACGTTTGACAACCAACTCACTTTTTTATACAATGACTACTGCAATCAAAACTGAATTTCTTTGTGTTAAACCCAGATCTGGTAATGCACAAGATTTATTTAACAATAGTATGGACAGATTACATTCCTGTAGAGTGGTAAATAGAAAGAATGGAAAAGTAATTCTTTCTTCAATTTCTAATCGTTATGATTTTGAAATGTTTGAAGGTGGAGATGATGACTGGGAGGTTATTAAATGAGTGAAACTAAACAAGAAAAATGGGATCGTGGGAAAACTCTTATGTTGGAGTCTTTACATAAACCTGATGACAGATTGAGAGGATGTGCCCATAATCAAAAATGTTACCATGAATTAATGGAGATAAGAGATCAAGTGATTGAAATGGTAAGAGAGATGCCTAATCCTCATGCAGAACCATTAGCTTTTGGTAAAAAGAACAATCATGTAGAACCTACCATTACTACACCAAATGGTGAGATTAGTGAAACTCTAATGAGTGGAGCATTGGGTGATTATTATGCAGACAAGAGAGAGTATTAATTATGGCAATTTATGATGATGTAAAAATCACTATCAATCTTAATGAGTTGGTAGAGATTAGAGCAAAACTTATTTCTCAATACGATGATTATTCAGAAAAGGTATGTAAGGGTGAGTATCTAGATGGTGGTGATATTGATCGTATCGCAACTGGATTAAGAGATACTTTAACTTGGGATACTCTTTACAGTATGGTTGATGATGCTGTACTGGATTACTTGGGTATGAAAGAAACTCATTATGGTGAGACTGCTGGTGATGAACCTGCTAAAACATATGAGAAGAATAGACAACAGTTTAAGATAGTTGATTTAGTAACACCCTCATGGACAATTCAAGTACCAATGAGAAAGAAGCACTAGGCATAAATTTTTGTTAAAATATTAGCAAATCCAGACATTTATTATATAAATAATAATAGAATTGGGGAACAAGATGTAACCAAAACCTTTATTGGTCATGGTGTTCAACTTATTAAAATGGAGACAATTATGCACAACCTAGTATCATATAATCAACTAGCAGGTTCATACGAGGATGAACAAGACACCTTACTCACAGAATACTACGAGTGTCTAATAGAATGTGATGAAGATCAAGCAGTATGTAAACGTATTTGTAGGGAGGTTTTACAGTAAAACTGAATAGTTCAAAATCAATTAAACATTTAAAAAACCCCTGCAACAAACAGGGGTTTTGTATTATAAATACCAAATGAGCATTTCTACGCATTATGGTTAATGAAGGACAAAAAAGCAGCAAAACTTATAATAAAAAGAGCAAAGAAACATCCTGATTGGTATAGTGAAAAGGAAGTATATTATGCCAAGATGATGAGGAAACAAATCAAAGAGGAAGAAAAGGAATGTAAAAACAATGAATGAGGAATATTCAGAGAAAGATTATTGGGAGGGTAGAGTGCCTGATGAGTTATTTGAAGAGTATCTTGAGAAATATGGTTATGAATATACTCCAAATCTAAAAATATAGTTAAGAAAACACGATTCTCATAGATAATATGTTATAATATCAACACAATACCACCAAAAACTATGATTAATTTAGACGAACGATACCATTCTTACCTAGACGGAAGTAAAAAGATGAGAATAGATGGTATGGAAGAAAGAGTGAAAGCATACGGTTGGCACTGTGATGGTAATGATATTGTAGGACATTATGTGACAACAGAGAATTATCAGTTAACATATAATATGCAGGGAGTATTTACAAAGATGGTTCCACTGCGAGAACTGTCACAAAGTATTGCGTGAATGAATATCTTTCTGGTATAATAGGATTATATGCAAAAAACAAATGAAAATTTTACTTGCTTCGTTGATAGCATTGACACCTGTTTCTACTTTTGCTAGTGAATATCAACAAGGATATTCTACAAGTCGTAATTGTTTTAAGACAGAATATAGAGAAGATTATATACCAGGAAATGCAGATAATCCTGGTTATGTTCAATCTTTCCATGAAACAGTTGAGGTTCCATGTAGATCTGCGGATGATTCATTAAGAAATGGTGGATACACACGCAAGACTACTATAGAGTATGATAATAATGATTGTACTGATGGTAAGATTGCTGGTGGATTAGTAGGTGGCGGTTTAGGTGCTGCTATATCAAGAGGAGATGGACGCTGGTGGGCGATTCCATTGGGTGCAGTTCTTGGTAGTCGCATTGGATGTGAAATTGAGGGAGGTTAATCAAAGGGGGGACGCATAAAGTGTTCCAGTAGTGAGAAACAGTTGAGGGTTCATCTACTCTGACAGTTTTGAGAGATATACGGTTCCTATGCCCCGATTAAGTTTGGGGGTTCAGGTGTAAGCGATTCCCATAGGGTAAATTTGGGCAGCATGGGTGAAACCCAGATCAGTGCCCCGTTCTCTCAAACAAGAAGCAGAGACATGACGATGAATTAAAATGACTTACCCCTCAATGTTTCTCCCACTAATTTGGGCATCCATTGGGTATGGTGAGAGTCCATACTTAAACCCGAAAGGGGATGGGATATCAATGAGTGTAAGTCCCACACACAACAACGAGGAGATGGATGTGCCTCTCGGATCGCAACCGAAGAAAGAACTAACATCCGCTAGCTATTTTATTATTTTTTCAATGGCAACTTATTCACAATGGTCACAATCTTACTTCACTAACTTAACACCAGACCAGCACAATGCTAATAATAGATGGTTTCAATCTATTAGAGACAAACTAACAGAGAGTGGTGTATTATATGTGCCTATTCTTGATAAAGAGTTCAACAAATCAGGAGAGGAAGTATGACTGAAAAACATTTTATCAATAAAACTGATGAAGCGATTGAGGAATTCATCGCTAATTGTGAAAAGGAAGCAGCAAAATTAGAAGTCACAGTTGACTATTATCTTGCCGAGTTTGTTTGACAAACTCGGTTTTTTTCTTTATAATACATACTATTAGTGAATATAAAACTATGGCAAAAGAACAACTTTACACTATTTTAGAATTATCAACTAATGGTTGGTTTCCAATATATGGTGATGGTGAAGGGGATGATGTCCAAATAACCAAAGAACAATGCGATGCAAGAATACAACATCATTTGAATAGAGGAATTGCCCCTGATCGTTTAAAGGCAGTTAAAGATGATAGAGATCTTAATGAAGAAAAACCTAAAAAGAAATTTGACTACACCATTACAGGTGATGTGGAGTAATGTATGAACCCCAAGTAGATGATTACGTCATTTGGAATCGACCAAATGGAGACATTGAAGAGGGATGGGTTTACTTTAAAGGAGATCCAGTAGACAATGAGAAAAGATTGAAAGATGGTTGGAAATCATTATCAAGGTATATTACTATTGAAACTGGTGTCAGACCAAAGAAAGAATGTGTTTATACAAGTGGGAAACCAATGAGACACAAAATGGTTCATACATTATTATTGTGTAATGATTCATGCTGGAATGAATTAGAATATGTCAAGAATCGTAGAGGTGAAAGTGACTCTGTAAATATGTACAAATCACAAGACGGTAGACCCCTTGATTATTAATTAACAAGGGGGGACACATAAAGTGTTATTATTTTATAACAATCTAATTAACAATGAAACCATCTGAAATTATCTACGAACTTCGTGAATTGAGAAAGGCATGGAGAAAACAATCATTTTCTTGGACTGCTGAACAAAAGAGAGAATATGATAGGTTAACTCAATTACGAACAGAAAGAGTAAGATATTTTTATGATAACGGATTAGTATGGAAAGGTCCATCTACTGCTGGTAAAACAACTGTACAGGATAAATAACTAGAAAGTAATATAAAAATGAAAACTTTTCATCAGTTCATTACTGAAGTATATGATAAAGATGTAATGGGAAGATCCCAAATCACCAAACAAGGTGAGGGTGGAAGAGTAGGTGCTAAACGTAAGAAAACTGAACCAGAAAAGAAAAGGGTGAAAGCAATAGGTGGAGGTAAAACTGCACCTGCTAAAACTTATAAAGATAGAAAAGATATTGGTACACAGAAACCAAGATCTCAACGTGAGCAACAACCAACAAAAGAAAGGGGTTCTGCTGGTTTATCACCAAGAGAGCAACAAAGGAAGGCAGCACAAGAAAGAAGAGCAGCAAAATCTGGTGCTAAAACTAAATCAGCAGATGAATTATTGAGAACAAAAGCAAAGAAAACTGTAGATCCTAACTATAAAGCAAGGAAGGCATCTGGATTAAGTACAAAAGAACGTAAAGCATTATACAAGAAGGGTGAAAGAACATTGAGAGATATAAGATTAAAGAATCTAGGTAAGAAGTCAGAGAAAGAATTAAAGTTTAAGGTTACATCCAAGTAATTTTATGATATAATAAAGGGGGGACGTTTAAAATGTCCCATTAATATATTAATGAGAAATTCTGTGAATTCTATTATTGAACAATACAATAAAGAAGTTGATGCACTTCCAGAGATTCACTCTAGAGGTGGTGGTGCTGCTAGAAATGCTTCAGGTCTCGTGTATGAGAATCTAATCAAGAGAACTTGTATTTTTTCTAATTTAGATCCTAAAAAGAATGATTATTTCCGTACAAAAGAGATAAATGGAAAGAGTTTAAGAACATTACAGGTTGATTGGCACGTATATAATGATGGTAAATTAACTAAACTTGTAGAATCAAAAACATATTTAGATAGATGTTATCTAGAACGTGCAGTAACAGATTTCATCAAATTAAATCAATCTCCTGATGTACCTGATGATGCAGAATATTGTATCTTTGCAGGTCAAAATGCTTGTGCTGATGATGCTCTTGAATATTATAAAGAATATTTTAAGCATGAGACTGGTAAAGAACTAACAATATTCTTTGTTAATCCTCAAAGAAAAAGATCATCTACTCGTGCAATTTATAAAGCAGAGTATAGAGATCTTTTCAATATTGATGATG